AACTTCTTTTCTGCATCAGCTATTTCTGTGTTGTCCCACTCTGGGATTAGTTTTTTCAACTCCCCGTGTTGAGATTCCACAAATTTGCCGAGTTCAGCTTGTCTTTCTGCTTCCTTCTGATACTTCAACTGCTCTAACTGCTGTTGCTGTTTCATAGTCTGCATTTCAGCTTCCCTCATGGCATCCCTTTCCATCATCCACTGCATCGGATCAGTGTCTTTGAGATTTTGCCAGTAAGCATCATCATGCTGTTCAGGCTGAGTCTGTGCTTGTGCAGTTTCAAGGATGGAGATTGCCTGTTCCCTCATTTGTCTTGATTCTGCCAATTCCTGTTCAAAAGCCTTCCTTTCTTCCGAAAGACCTTGACTTTTCTTAGTATAATTCTGCCCCTTTGACCAGTTATCTTTCAATTCCTGTAAAGTGACCTGCTTGGATTCCCCGTCGGATTTTACTTCGTAAAGTGTCTCCTCTGGTTCCTCTTCTTCTTCAAGCTCCTCATACTCTTCTTCCTGCACTTCCTCTGAGTCTGCTTCTTCTGCTTCTACTTCTTCTTCAGATTCAGACTCTGGCTCCAACTGGTTGTCCTCTTCTGGTAATTCCTCACCGTTCTCTAAGGCCAGTTCTTTGCCCCAAAATTTTGCTGCCACATCAAGTTCAGTCCCTATTTCGGGAGTATTGCCCTCAATTATTTCTTCAGCCATTGTTATCCTTTCATGTGAGTTAAGGGTCTATTCACGTTAGTGATTACCCCCCACTTTAGTTAATTTTCTTGTTGGGCTATTTTGCCCGAATTTATCATGGATTCCAGCTCAAGTCTAAGTTCTCCCAAGGCACGTATAGACAAATAAATAGTCTCACGTTTCTGGCTGTCCTCAAAACCTGAAGATACCCATGCTGAGTTGTATTTAGCTTCCAATTTTTCAAATGCTTCTGAAATTATTGGATCATTAAGCAGCTTTTCGGCTGCATTCCCTTTACTTATTCTTTTCTCTTTCGGTGTACGTTCTGCCATCTAATTCTGTATTGGTGGAATCGGAGGCCCCATCTGCTGTGGGTTCAGGTCCTGTGGTGGAAGCTGCTGGGCCTGCTGTGCCTGTTGCATCTGCTGTGCTTCCAGCCTCATCTGTTCACGATCCCTTTCCATCCTGCCCCTGATCTCTGTCTGGTCAATGGCAGTCTGGTATTTGTTCTCCAGTTCCTTGATCTTGACTTCTAACTCTGACTCCATCTTATCCCTCTGCAAGTCATCATCACGGACCATCTTCTCTCGATCCAGTTGCAGTTTTGCCTGATCCACTTCCATGTCTGCACGTACCTTATCGGCCTGTGCCTGTGCAAATATTTCATCAGGTGTCGGTTCAGGTTCTGGTGGTGGTGGAGGTTCATACGTTGCCGGGTCAGTCCAGAAATTCTGTGTGTCCTTATGCCCTGAGAGTTCAGTCATCTTTGACAAAGTATGGTGAAACTGCTTCTGTGTTACTAATGGATTCTCAGGACCAAGTGCTGTCAGTATATCTTCCTGTTTCTTGGCAATGCCCTCAAGCATGGTCATTCTTTCTTCTGTGGTGCCAAGACCCAATGCCACGTTGACACTGACATCCATGTTGGCATCCCATGCCCTAGGGTCGATTGGCACCCACTGGTTTCTCAGCCTGACCATCCGTGTCTTTTCCTGATGGGTGTGCAGAAGTTTCAAGATTTTCTTGAACAAGGGTTTCATCCCATTTTCTGCAAACACCCTGCACAGAAGCTCAATTTGAGCCTGCGATGCACTCACGGTGGCAGATACTGCTGCCTTTGTGCTTGATTGCAAGGCATCCGGGTTCAACCCCATTGAAGCCTTACTCATGCCAGTTCGATCCTCTTTTAGCTGGTCTAGGTAGTCCAGCATCGGGAATCCTTCTTTCCCGGCAAAATTCTTAACCAGTTCTCCTATCATGCCAGCAGCTCTTGTCCTGATGATCTTGCCAACCTTGTTGCTCAAGGCATCATCAACATTAACCTGCCCCTCAACCACCCATGTGTCTGGATGGATTGACTTTGAGAGGCTGTCGAGCATATTCCTGAGAACATTTGACTTGATGAGCTGGACATCCATCATCAGGTCTGCAACTGAGTCCCCTTTCCACAAATGTGGCTCAGGATAACCGTTAAACAGCACAAAAGGGACACTATTCACAGGAGAATGGTGTAAAATTTTGTGATGTGTCCCTCCTGTGCAAAAACGTCTGAGTTCTGCTATGCCATCTCCGTCGTAGTCAACTTTTGCAAAAGCCTCAATGTACAAGACCTTTTTATTGGCTTCACCACCCTGATTACTGTCTGTGTAGTTGCCTATCGGGTGACGGTTTAAAAATTCGGTGTTTGTGCCAAACTCATCTTCATCTCCTGCCAGATCAAGCATCTCATCATAGTCATAACCCATCTGGACCAACTCAGAGACAGTGAGGTAACGTCTGTGTGCCACAACTGCACAGTCCTCAACCGACTTCCCACGTCTATCTATCAGAAATTCTTCAGGTGGCAGTGCCTCCAGCACGATGCTGCCCTCTGTGGAGAGGCGACGGATCACTACGTCATGTAACTGCGGTGTTTCCACCATGTCCTGCGGTTGCACGGGCACTGACCCGTCGGGAGAGACTTGTGGAGGTGGTGGAACAAAATCTGGATCATTGTAGCTTTCAACCTGTGTAGCTTCAATGTTAGGATCAGACATAAGTGCCTGCAATCCAACATCATCCAGCCCGGAAAATTCCTCGTGCTCTACTTCTTCTCTTTTCTCCCAGTCAACCTTGACGATTCCAATTCTTTTTACAAGTGCATCCTTGAAAACATTGTAAAAAATGGAAAATGCAGGGTTATCCTGCCCTAAAACAACACTATTGACGTAATCAGAGGCTTGTTCACTGTTGACAACATCTGAAACCTCACGGGGAATGAACTCAACGACCTTCTCTGAGCCGAAAAATGTCCTCATTATCTGTGGCATCATCAGGGAAATTGTGTCCCTTACATCATACGATACCACCTGAGAACGGCCCTCTTCCTCATTCCCAAAAGGCTTACCTTGATAGTAGTCATGGGCCTGAACCCTGTCTGGAGCCTCTGTTAAGTCAATGTAATCTTCTGCTTCCTGTATGAGAGAGCCAATTATCCCCTCAAGTTCATGTTCTTCCATCGGCTCGTCACCAGACAGCCGTATTTGTTCACTTTCCAGCTCTTGTGCTTGAGCAGAAAGCTCAGAATCTGTGGGCATTTTACAAAATTAACTTAACATAATATGGAATTATGGACAAAACTATATACAAAATCTAAGAAAGTCAAGCAAATTACTAAACTAATCCTAGACTTTCCCTTTCAAGAGGCTTTTTCCAGCTAATCCTGCCACTTGTCATGCTGGCATAACTGGCAAACGTCAAAATCATGGCATCTGCTGCATCTGGTGATGCTCCCCTCTCCAAATGCTTCCGTGTCCTCTCTTTTGACTCAACTTTCAGCTTATCTGAGTTAAAATCCTGCTGAACTGTCACCAATTCCTCAATTAATCTCTCATCAGACGGTATTACACAGTCCTGCCTGTCAAACCAGTCCTTGCACCTCCACCATAACTCACTCCTCAAGTTAAAATACTCTGATCCAACACTTGCAGCCTCAGAAACATTAATTCCACGTACATCAACACCCTTCTCAAGCAAACGATCCACCACCCCGGCACCAATTCCGATGGAATCTATCAAAACCTCACCAATTTCGTAACCACTTGAAGTCAAATTCTTGATCTCAGACTCAATCCACCCAACAACCTGCATCGTGTCAAACTTTTTCTTAATCAAAACCTCATCTCCCAGCACATGATTACCCTGACGGATACAAATGGCTGAAGAATCCATGCCACGTCGTGCCACATCCACCCCCATAATCACGGGACCACCAGTGCACTTGACATCCCTTCCCACTGCTGCCTCCACAGACTGCCTTGAAATAATCGTATCATCATCTGCAACAGGGAAGTCACCCAATACCCTAACCCGGTATGCATTGCTGTCCTCACCGTACCTCAGTTTCATGTCCCTGACGTAATCCCCAGAAACCCTTGGAGAATCAACACACGAAACCTTCAGTGTTTTCCAATACCCCGAAAGTTTGTTATGAGTGTTAAAAAACATACCTGTACTACGTACAGGGTTTCCTAACAAAATTGTGCTGGCATTTTCTCCTGACATTGACCCTGATGCAGCCTCAAAAACACCCTCTGGAACACCTGATGCTTCATCGGCTATCAAAAGCACCCAGTCTGAATGCACTCCAGCCAGTGCCTCTGGAGTTTCGGCCCTGCTCACGGAAAACGAAATGAAGCTCTCGGCAGGTGCCTCCTTCAACCGTATTGTCTCCACCAACACCTCCAACTGATCCTTCAAGGCATCCGGCAACTCATTAACCCACCTCTTGCACTCTGCTGCCAGTGCATTCTGCAACTGATTCACCGTTGGTGCCGTAACAACACACTTCTGGGGGTACTTCGTAAGCAAATGCCAGATCATCAACCACGATGCACACGAACTCTTACCTACTCCGTGCCCAGACCGTATACTTATACGTCTTTCACCCTCTCCTACCCACTTCAGTACCTGTGCCTGCCAAGGATCAGGCTTAATCTTCAGCACCTCCTCAACAAACAAAACGGGGTCCCTGCCATACCTCTCAAAAAACTCCTTAACCGTGTTCTCAAAACTCATCTTCCCTCCCCCCCCTTTGCCTTAGACATTTTCTTTTTATACTTATGCTTTGCAAACTCTTCCCTGCTGTCCCAAAGCCTTATAAAATCACATTCAGGGTGAAGATAATTGTCAATAAATACATATCCATTCTCCTCCACCTGTTCAATCCACTTCTCACTCATCTTCCCTCCTCTTCCTTGAATATTTCTTCTTATTCTGATGCACCCTAGTGCCCCTGTTCAATATTCCACCTGTCCTATTTCGGGAGACTCTTCTTCTCATCCTTCACCTCAATAGTCTTAATCCTGTTGTCCTGATTTGCCATCAGCATCTTCAACTGCTCAATGTAAACCTTTGTCATATCCGTTGTCTTAACACTAACCTCCTGCCTCTCTCCAAACATCCTTGGATAATACTTCGTTGCCAGCCACTTCCTTGCATCTATTGACACCCTTGCAACATCACTCTCAACATCTCCACTCTCCAACCTGTCTATCATCCCCTCAATACTCTGTGCATGATATACTGCCCTCCCCTGATGAGCCTCAATAAACCTCTCATGCAATTCCCCACTCCTCAAACGATCCCTCAATGTCTGTACTGCCATTCCCCTCTCCTTGGCAAAACCTCCCAAAGTCTCTCCCATCTCAATCTTACCGAAAAACTCCTCCCAAAACTCCACATCCTTAGCAGAAGGTACTGGAACATTACCCTTCGTAGTAAACTCCTCCTCCTTCTCCTTAACCTGTGACTTGGAACTGCTCTTTGCCTTAGCATACTCTGCCTTATTCCTGATGCTCCTCTCCTTACGAGTCTCCTTTGCCATACGTCCTCCAAAAATGTTTTATGTAAATAATTTTGTAAAGCAAAAATTCACGACAGTAAATAAAAAAATTTTCATAACAGTGGGTTGTGGGGGGATAGGGTACTCTCTGATTCAGCCCCCAGCTCACCGACCCGGGGGGGTCAAAATGCTGTAAAACTGGGGCCTCACAGTGGTTCAACTGATAGACCATCAGGCCAGCATTTGCCGTAACTCCAGCATTTCCAAGGGTTTACAGGGGTTATGCCAGCTTATCTAGCATATAAATCTAGTATATGCCAGTAATTAGCATGCTGGCACGTGCACGTGAAAGGCACGGGGTTGCATCGGCACGTTAAAAACCCTGCCAGCATATCAAATCAAATGCCAGCATATCAAACACCGAAACACCCCGAACATTTTCCCAGCTCGAAACACCGAACCGAACACCGGGAAATTACAACAGCATTTCACACCGGGAATTTGACCCGGAACCGGGACCGTTTTTTGTGGGTCATTTCCTGAGTAATATTTTAAGAGTAATATATATACGTAGTATATAAATATTACGTCTTAAATATTACTAAGTATTTGGCCTGTTTTTTGGTCCATTTTCGGGGGTAAATTTTACCCTGTTTCAATAGGCATTTTTTGGTCCTGTTCATTTTTTCTTATTTTTTGCTAGTTTTTGGGCTTTTTTTCTTAAACTTTTTTCATTTTTATTTGTAGCATTTCCAAGGGTTTGCTGGGGCCATGTTAAAATAATGCATTTTATTTCATTTTTTTGTGTACATTTTGCTTTTTTTCACGTAATATTTAACAAGCTGATGAACAGCAACCCCGGACCATCAGACCGGGATTATTTAACACTAATAAAATGAGGTATAAAATGGAACAGACAGGAACAGAAAATATGACAGTTTCGGAGCTAAGGAAAATTTGCCGAAACTTAGATAACCCCCCAGCTTCAGGAGTTGCCATTTCTGGAGCCAATAAAGACCAATTATTAGCATGGTTAAATGGTCAAGAAATACCTAGTAGTAATAATGGAGCAAGTCAGGACCGTGTAAAAGTCACCGAAACAACCCCAGCAATTCAGGAAAAGCCCCTGCCAGCATCAAACAGCAATGGCAGTGCCCTTGACCATGTAACAAACCTGCAAAGTGCCTTACAGCCCTTTTTAAGCAATGTTAAGGCCGATGCAGTCATGGACGAGGCTCGAATAGTTGAATTAATCAAACAGCATCAGACTGAGGCTAGGGAAATAATTGTTAAACCTTTTGAAAAGCCCTCAGTAAATGTTGGGACTCAACATAAGATGTTTGATCAGCTCTTGTTGTTAGCCTCTCAAAAAATACCTGCATTTCTAGCAGGGCCATCCGGGTCTGGGAAAACACATGCAGCCGAACAGTTAGCTAAGGCATTAAGTTTACCTTATGAGGCTGTCAGTGTGGGACCAATGACTTCCAAAGCTGACTTAATAGGATATAAAGATGCAAATGGGAATTATCACGACACTGGCCTTATACGGTGTGTAAAAAATGGGGGTGTTTTCCTTATCGACGAAATTGATGCAGGGCATGCAGGGGTCCTAACTATACTTAATATGGTATTAAGCAACGGCCTAATGGCAACCCCTGAGGGAATGATTAAAAAACACGATAACTTTTATATTGTTGCTGGGGCCAATACTTACGGCACCGGGGCCGATAGGGAATACGTCGGACGTTGCCAGCTCGACGAGGCTACGTTAAAAAGGTTTTTTGTTATTGACTGGGGATATGATGAAAAGCTGGAAAGGGCTATTTCCGGGGCCGATGATGAAAACAGCAATGCTTTAGTTGATACAATCCAAGCAATGAGAAAAAATGCCGACGAGCACGGTTTAAGAGTAACTGTCAGCCCCCGTGACTCAATTTATGCTGTTAGACTTCTTAAAGCTGGCATGCCTGAAAAGGATATATTAAAAGGGCTTATTTTCAAGGGTCTGGATAAATCAACAATCTCAAAGCTGAAAGGATAACATGACAAAAAAGATACTTAAAAAAAGGTTTAGTTTTGATGATTTCCTGACAGTTTGCAGGGGGCCAATAAATAAAAAGGCCCCCGGGACCGCATCCTATGAGTCAGGAAAGTATCGGAAAAAATGGACCGGGACTTTTGATTATAATGAGGCTTTGCAATTAGTTGATAAGGGTTACCCTGAGGGGGTCAAAAAAATGCAGAAAGAAATGGAAAACTTAAAGCAAGCAAAAACCCCCCAGTTAAGCCCAAGTTTCGACGTTGCCGGAGATGAAGCCGACGTCGATAGGTTCCTGCAAAATGACCCAGAAAACATGATAACTTTTGAGCATACTTTAGTAAATGGCATTAAGTTTTTGGATGTTTACTTTTCGTATGCTTATAGTCATGTTTATAACAAAACTGAAGTCATTAAAAGGGGTGTGCAAATTTTATCTAATGTAGATAATTTGGAGCAGTTAGGCTACAGAGTTAGAATTATTGCTTATCATTATTCTATACTTAATGAACAAAAAACCCCTATAGACTTTCAGATTGTAGTTAAGGACTATCAGGAGCACGTCGAGCTGGACCGTATGGCCTACGTTATGGCTCATCCAAGTATGCTTAGACGTCTAGGCTTTAGGCTTGTTGAAAAGCTTGCTCCTAAGTTATCAGCCGGGGGTTATGGGGCCGTCCATGACTTGGAAATTGAAGATGCGGTGTGCATCGGTCCTAATATGTTTGACCCTGATAGAATTGACCGGGAATTTGAAAAGACCGTAAATGCTGAATAAGCACCATCAGGGGCATATATTATATGCTCCTGTTAGTGTTTATATAGTGTAAACACTCAAGGCCCATTTAAGGGCATTTTAAAGATGATTTAACACTAATTAAATGAGGTATAACATGGATATGCATGCAGTAAATGAATTACGGCTTTTTATTGAAAATGACCGGGATTTATACAGACAACAATTTTTGCCAATAGTTGAAAACATTAAAAGGAAATTAAACCGGGGCATATATGACCCAGAAAAGGCCCCTAAGTTATGGTTATACTTAGTTGATAATGGGGCAAAAAAATATCATAACCTTTTTAACTCAGGGGGCAAATGGCACCATGTTTTCCCGGCTGAAGTCAGGAAAAAAGTTGCTGATGAAATGGCCCTTGACTATATATATGCAATAGAAAAAGGAAACTTAGACTAAGCCCTTAGTTTTGCCCCCTGCCAAAAAAATGCAGGGGGGTTAAGTAAGGGCATAGGGCTTTTACTCTGGGTCCATCAGACCCTGTTTTAACACTAATTAAATGAGGTTATATCATGTTTGGAAGTAATAAAAGACGGTATAAGATTATAAGGCAGTTTTTTAATGAAAATATACCGTCCAGAACCATTAAAAAGGGCCTTACTAAACAACAAGCAATGAGCCATTGTCAGGACCCGGAAACGTCTAGCAAGACGTGCACGTCGAGTGCCGGGAAACATAGAACTAAAGTATACGGTCCATGGTTCGACGGGTTTGACAGTTATTAGGCCCAAGTCATCAGTTTAAGGCCCCCGTTTTATGGGGGTCTTTTGATGCTGGCATGGTGCCACATCAGGGTCAAAAATGGCCCAAATTCAAACAATTCCAAATGAGGTGAAAATGGAAAATAACAAAAGTGAAAAAGCCGAAACTCAAAAAGCCGAGACTCAAGCCGAAGGCCCAAAAACTTTGGAGGAGTTAAACGAAGAATGGGCAGTTGAAGCCGATGAACGGTTGCAACGGTTAAACGGAGAAAATCAGGATCTGCGAAGCTCAAAATCTAAGGTTCTCAGAGAACTTGAAACATTAACCCAAAAATTGTTTGACATACATACAGACAATGACAAGGCATTGCACCGGGGTAACTGGGATAATGACTTTGACCATGGCACATGCCAAGGTTGGCTTGAAGCAATGGAGATGGTAATTTTTAATCTAGAAAAAATAAAAAGGGGGCAAAATGACAAATAAAGCCGAAACAGTAGAGGACTTTTTTGGTCCAGTAATCAGCAGCTACACAAGAGCAGATGCCCTAGCAGATGGCATGCTTGTTGACGTGTCAGAGATGGCACGTGAAGCCGGGTTTGTTATCCCGGTTGCCGTTACCCGGTCCGTCTGGGATGAGTGTGTTGACTGGCCCGAAGAATCAGAACAGGGATTTGGTCAAAGCATAGACGGCAGACTGTGGGATGTTTTATGGATGGCATATTATCAAATAAGATCAACACGGGATCAGTCCGAAGATTTATTATATCAATTAAATGTAATACCTACGGATATTAAAGCCGATGCTGATGAGGATAATATGTCAAAACTAACGACCCTTAAAATAAACATCGGTCCCGGTGATAATGCCGAACCAGTTATAACAATAATGCAACCAAATGAAGATTAAACCCGGCCCCTTCGGGGGCCTTTCTATAGAGGTAATATGAAACATACAATTAAAAATAATGAGTCAGTAAGTGTAGTTAGTAACCCAAAACATTTTGGCACTGCTCCGATCCGTACCGTGCATGATCTGGAAGTATATATGAAACACGGCTGGTATTTACGTGAGGACAAGAAAAAAGAGGGCTGGGTTGCTGTATGTGTCAACAATGATAAAGGGGGGCACAGCAACCTGTTCACTTTGAATAAAGAGCAGGCATTTAATATGGCATTCCACCTGATGAATGCTGTCAGGATTTTTGAGGATTATGAAATGGACCAAAAGAAAAAGGGGGCAGCATGAGTGAAGGTTATCGTGGTTCGGAAGGTGTTTTTAATGTTTTGGGAAGTGATGGGTATATGTACCAAAAGATTTATATGGGATGTATTTTTGACCCCAAAACTAATACCTACTCTGATGAAAATTATGTATACAATCTGGACAATGAGGGTTGTTTAGATTTTCAAAACCCAAACCCAAAGGAGAAGGTATGAAATGCAATTACTGCCATGAGGAAAAAACCGACATTGAGGAAAGATATTCCTTCGGTGTCTATGCTGGCACGATGTGTACTGAATGCTGTTACAGCTACAGGGACCATTGTGGTGTTGACCAGCCCCAAGGTTCACCAAATGATTTAGATGAGCCTTACTGGGAAGAGTAATCATCTCAGGGGGCATTTAGGGTGCCCCCGATGATGGTAATTCTGCCATCTTTTGCTAACACTAATAAATGAGGTAAAAATGAAAAAGCCTGACATAAAAATATTTGGGGAGCATACAATTCATACAAGGTGTGATGCCTTTTTCAGAGAAGATTTCTTTGGTGAATTAAAATGGGCAAAAGAAGTCTGTAAAGGTAGAAAAGTTCCTTGTGAACCTTCTTTTGATTCAAGGGGATATTATTACAGGGAATTTTACCCTGACTATTCATGTAAAAAAGATCATCCAAAACTAATTGAATATGGACATATTTCTAAAAACGATGATCTTGTTTGTATTCAAGGAATTTTCAATTATCTTGATGATTCAATGGGAGAATTATATTTAGCCTGTTCATATTTTGCAGAAATTGGTGAGGAATATTACACCTTTTTTTCCTGTGATTGGGATAACCATGAGAGGAGTGAATGGGTAATCTGGACACCAAACACCAAACACTTTAATGAACGTAAAAAAGCCTAAACATGCTGGCACGGTGAGTTTGGTCCCGGCCCTCATCGTGCCATCAGCTTGACAAAGGCCGGGGATTTAACACTACCAAATGAGGTTTTAAATGGTAGGTAATCCAGCTTATCATTAAAGCCATTTTAATATCAACAAGAAAGAGAGGTTTTATGAAACAACGAGCATGGAAATGTCCACGATGTGAGCATTCGACTTTTGACTTCCCGGCAATATCCCGTCGGGATAATGAGACAGAAATTTGTTCACAGTGTGGAGTTGATGAGGCATTTGCTGATTATTACGGAAAACCCGATAATTGGCTGGAAAAGGCAGAAACTGAATGCTCAGAATCGTCGTGAGAGCAAAAAGAAGGGGTGCCACATATCAGAGCACCCCTTAAATATTAACCTTTTACTCTAAGGAGAGACATGAAAAATAAAGCCGAAGTTAAAAAGCCAAAAGAAAAAATGACCCATTGCAGGGTTGAATATGAACTGGCAGAACAAGTCAGGAAAGTGTTGCCGGATTTCAGTCAGAAGGTTGGGTTCAAAGTTTCGTTTCAGGGATTTGTAGAAAAGGCAATCCGTGAATGTGTGGAACGGGAAAAGCCGAAAGAAAAAACCATCTAGTTTAAATCTAGTTTATATGATATTTTTTTGACATGAAAAAAACTAAGTGTCTGAAATTCCATCTAGTTTATCTAGTTTATAATTATGGCAGTATTTAGGCACTTTCACACTCTAAGTCATTGATATTACAAGCAAGCACCAGTAGCTCAACTGGATAGAGCAACTGACTTCTAATCAGTTACCGATTTCTGGCATGCCATATAATTTCAGTAGCTTAGAGAAATTTAATATTGTAATCTAGGATATATCTAGTTTATAATATAATTTTTAAGCAAATAAGGAGGAGAATGGGTAAAAGAATTGAAAAGACTTTCTACGATGAAAAAAGGCAGATGTATCTTGGCAGGTTCCATGATTTTGTACTTCCAAGTGGAAACCCTATAACAAGGGATTTAATATCTTTTGAAAACCTTGAATGGGAAGATGGAAAAAGCCGACGACGTAGAAGATCAGACATAAATAAAGGCAAGGTACTTAGTAAATTATATGATGATAAAAAAGCCGAACTGGAAAAAGCTGAGACAAAGAAAAGCCCAGCCGAAAATAATACGGCTAAGGATATTATCCAGAGATACCTTGACGAGATTTCTGACAGTCGATCTGGAAAAACTGTTAAGGAATATGCCAGATCATTAAATTATTTATTGCTGGCAGTGGGGAATTTTGATATTAAAAACCCACCCGAAAAGCTGGCAGGAAATTTATTGAAATATCTCAGGAACAGGGGGATCACGGATCACTCGATCAATTCAAACATTCAGGCATGCCAGATATTCTTCAACTGGTGTGACGAGCAGGGGATAGCACCCCGTCGTTACAAGCTGGAGAGGGCACGGGCTACAGCAAAAAAGCCGAAGGTCTTTTCCCAGCAGCAGATGGATGACCTGCTGGCATTGATTGAGGAACATATAGATAATGCCAAGAACGAAAGAAACTTGGTGTCTGCCATCAACCAGAGAAGGGCCTTTATGATGTTCAGGTACACCGGGCTGAGGGCCGGGGAGCTGAGATGCCTGCCACTTAACAGGATTAGCTTGAAACATAAAAATTTCCTGATAGCAGACGTGCCAGAAGCAGGGTTTAAAGTCAAGACCCGTGACGAGGCATATATACCAATAGCCAAAACTGAACTGGTTGAATTTCTGGAAAAAGATTTAGAAGAAAGAAAGCCGGGGGAGATTTGGTATTTAGATGATGGTTTCGGTGGACTTCAGTGGAATAACGTGCAGACTTTCGGCAGAGTGTTCGATAAAAACCTCAGATCACTCGGTATTGAAGGGAAACGTACTCATGGGTTCCGTGCTACCGTAATTTCAAGACTTCTTGACAGGGGCACCTCAGTAGCTCAGGTGCAAATACTTGCTAACCACAAAAAGCCAGCCACAACAATAGGCTATTACACTCCTGATGATTCAGAAGTCAGGAAACAGATTGAAGCCA